GGGTTATGGAGTTGAGCTCGAACCAAAGTTTGTAGATGTTGCTGTTGAGCGATATAAAAAGTTTAAAGAAGGTAATACATCTGACATCACAGTTATTCGTGGTGGTAAAGAAATGAAATACGAAGAGGTATTTAAGAATGAGCAAGTTTAGAGTGATAGAATTATTCGGTGGCATAGGTGCGACTACTAAAGCATTAAAGAGAATTGGCATAGATGTAGAAGTTGTAGATTATGTTGAGATAGATAAGTATGCTGTTGCAAGTTACAATGCAATCAATAATACTTTATTTCCTGTGCAAGATATAACTGGATGGGATAAAGATTATAAGGACATTGACTTAATCGGACATGGCTCGCCTTGTCAGGACTACTCTATAGCTGGTAAACAAGCAGGTGGTGATGAAGGAAGTGGTACAAGATCATCTCTTATGTATGAGTCATTAAGAATTATAGAGAAGATTAAACCAAAGTATGTCTTGTGGGAAAATGTCAAAAATCTTTTATCAAAGAAACATATCCACAATTTCAATAACTATTTAGAACGAATGGATGAGTTAGGATATAAGAGTTATTATCAAATAATGAATGCCAAGGACTATGGCATCCCACAGAATCGTGAGAGAGTGTTCACTATATCAATTCGCAAAGACATAGATAAAGATTTCACATTTCCTGAGAAGCAAGAATTAAAAATCTTCTTAAAAGACCTACTGGAAGATAAAGTAGATGAGAAGTATTTTTTATCTGACAAGTTAATCAAGTGTTTTAGCAAGGAAGACACAGGTGGGTATCCAAGGAAAGAACAGTTTGAAGGAAGCATAGATAGAGAGGTTGGAAAGTGTGTGACTACTAAAGCAGGGAGTAGACCTGTAGATAATTTTGTGAGGCAATAATGAAATTACAAAGGCAATATTGTAATATGCTGATAAGAGAAAACCTTGTAAAGCCATATGATGTCATAAGGCATTCTTACGGAACTTATGCAATGAAACATAAACAAGTTAAACTCACTAATGGCAAAGATAGAAATGTTTGTAGTTGTTTGTCCACTCATTCCGACACTCTTGGAGTAGTAGTTTATGATTAAAGATTATTTTAAAGAGAATCCATCAATGCTTGGCATACAAGCAGATGGGTTCTTTTATATTAAGAATGCTACCGACTTAGGATACTTAATTGCAGAAGTCTTTGATGGTATTGATTTATCTTATATGGGGCAAAATACAAGAAGAGGAAGAGTGCAAAAGAGAATGTCACAAACCATAACTTGCAGTGGGAGTTTAGGAGTAGTTGTTTATGATGAAAGATGAAGTGATAAATAGAATTATTGATAGTGACCTATTAGAGCCTTATGACTTTATTGATTTATCATATGCGAATGCAAGACTAAATGAGATAAAAGATAACAAACTACATAAACAAATGACTGGTGGCATAAGTCCTTGTATCAAAACAAATGTAGTTAATTATGGAGTTGTAGTTTATGACAAAGGTTAAAACATTATGTAATAGATTAATTGCTGAAAATAGGGTAGAGCCATATGACACTGTAGGTTATCAATATCCAGAAGCACGACTAAAAACTCTTGATACAGGGATAGGACATCCGGTTGTTTATAAATCAAAGTTAGCACCTACAGTAACAAGAGATGGTGGAGGAGCGGTAGTTGTGTATGAAGATAATAGTTCTTGGTAATTACAAACCATCAGGCCATGCTTGTGGAAGAATTATAGATAAGTCAGGCATTGCTCCAACAGTAATGGAAAATCACGGAGAGGTAACTTGCATAACAGTAAATGACGATAATTTAACACTTGATGAGAAAATAGAACTTGTTAGGTTATTCATAGTAAGAAGGAATGGATATGTCAAATAAGATTATTCCACTTGGATCATACAATCCGAGAGGGTTTTGTAATGGACGGATAATTGAAAAAGATGGTATTAGTCCTGCACTATGTTTACTTAAAGGTGCGGAACATGCCATAACAATAAATGATGAAGGACTAACACTTGATGAGAAAAAAGAGAAAGTGTGTGAATATGTTAAATTAAGGAATGAGGGAAAACTTATGGATTATGATAAAAAGAATTTGAGAATAAGAAAGCTAACACCAAAGGAATGCTGGAGACTGATGGGATTTGATGATACTGACTTTGATAAGGCACGAAAGATAAATTCTGATGCAAGGCTCTATCAGCAAGCAGGCAACTCTATAGTTGTAAATTGTCTTGAAGCAATATTTAAGAAACTGTTGTTTTAGAACACATTTAGAACGCTTATAGGACAAAATAAACAACTTGCTATTTACACAACTTACGGTAATATATGTGCTAACAAAATTGAAAGGAGATATGCGAAATGGAAATCAAATATGGAGTACAAGGAAAAGACAGAAAGAAACTCGCAGAGAGTGTTGGCACATTTTTAAAGGCTGATGTTGAGTACTTAGGAGTTCCAAGTTGTAGTTACAAGATTAGGTCAATTGAAATTGACAGGAATGGAACTATGATAATTGGAAACCGAATGTCAGAAGACACAATAAAAGTGTTGCTTGAGCATTTGAAAGAAGAAGGCTACAAAGAAGGAGCAGCAAGTAAAAGTAAGGTGGTAGTTCCAAAGACAAGACCAACCGAGGAAGCAAAAGAAGAAGTAAAAGAAGAACCAAAAGAAGTGGTAAAGAAAGAGAGAGTCAAAAGAGAACATCAAGTAATACCTAATGATTCAAAAATTGATGGCTATGTCATTTCATTCCCACTTGAGAATTATGATGAAGGAGCACTTAGTAGACTTAAAAGCATTATTGATTCAAAAGCAAACCTTATGAAGAAGGTGTTTGAAACTGATGACTTATCATTTAAGACCGAAAATAATGAATTAAGATTTGAATGGTTTAACGGCAATACAACACCTGAAGAATTAAGAGCCTATAGTGAGTTCTTGGCAAAGTTATGCCACTCGGCAAAGGAACAACAAAGGGTAAATGCAACTGAAAAGCCAATAGTCAATGAGAGATATCAATGGAGATGTTTTCTTTTAAGGTTAGAGCTTATTGGACCAGAGTTCAAAGAAACAAGAGCAATACTAATGAAAAACTTAAGTGGTAATAGTGCATGGAGGGTAGAAAAAGATGAAAAATCCGAGTAGAGAAGAAATAGAGAGATTAAAAGAAGAGTATCCAGAAGGATGTTTGGTAGAGTTAATAGAAATGAATGATCCATATCACCCAGTTCCAAGTGGGACTCGTGGCAAAGTAACTGATGTTGATGATATGGGGACAATACATGTTAGATGGAGCACAGGGTCAAGTTTAGGAGTGGCTTATGGTGAAGATAGTTGTGTTCGCATAAGAACTTGTCCTATTTGCAAAAAAGAGTATAAAGGTCGACCTGCTCTTTCAAGAGTCGATAATAAGCAAGAAATTTGCAGTGAGTGCGGAACAAGACAGGCTTTGGAATTGGTCGGCAAATCAACAAAAGTAATAAATGAAGTAGTGGAGTCAATTAAGAAGGCAACAAATGGATAGAGAAGTATTGATTGAAAAAATAATAGAACTTACTGAATCTAAAAGAGAAGATTTAGAGAAAATGAGTGATAGTGATTTATTTGACTATTACTTGTATTTGGAAGATGTAGGGCTTGTAGCAAGTTTTAATGATTAACTTGACTTATTTTCACACTTACGGTTATATGTGCTCATTGGGAGGTAAAAGAGATGAGTGAAACATTAGAAGTTTTAATGAATGATGGATGCCTTACTGAAGATGAAGCAATTGACTTAATTGAAGAGGAAGGAATGGAAGATTTACTTGATGAAGATTAACTAACTAAAAAAACTGAATAAGAGATGTGATAGCCCTATTGGGGCTATTGCTCATTATATAGATTGATAAAAGGGACATAGTGGTCTCTTTTTTAATGGAGTGATATGGATGAGAAAATTAGAAAACTATGTGCCTACAAAGTTTATGCTACCTACTTCGCATTACGATAAAGAGAAAGCAGACAAAGCAGTATTTTTCATTGAGAATTTATGTCACACAAAAGGAATGTGGGCAGGAAAGAAGTTTGAATTAATAGATTGGCAAGAAAAAATTGTTAGGGACATATTTGGAACAGTAAAAGAGAATGGTTATAGACAATTTAATACAGCATATATTGAAATTAGTAAAAAGAATGGAAAAAGTGAGTTATCAGCAGCAATAGCACTTTATTTGTTATGTGCAGATGATGAACAACGTGCAGAGGTCTATGGTGCTGCAGGAGACCGCCAACAAGCGAGCATTGTATTTGATGTTGCAGCCGATATGGTTAGAATGTCACCATACTTAAGTCCGTTTATAAAGATACTTAGTGCTACTAAAAGACTCATATTTGAAAATAGTAATAGTTTTTATCAGGTGTTATCAGCAGAAGTAGCAACAAAGCACGGATACAATGTATCAGGAATGATAATGGATGAGGTGCATGTTCAGCCAAATAGAAAACTATATGATGTTTTAACAAAAGGTAGTGGTGATGCAAGAATGCAACCACTTTATTTCTTAATTACAACAGCTGGAGATGATGTTAATTCTATATGTTATGAACTACATCAAAAAGCAAAAGACATACTTGAAGGAAGAAAAGTTGACCACACATTCTATCCTGTAATTTATGGAGCAGAAATGGATGATGATTGGAGTGATGAGAAGGTGTGGGCAAAAGCTAATCCTTCGCTTGGAATAACATTTGATATTGAAAAGGTTAGAACAGCCTATGAACAAGCAAGACAAAATCCTGCTGAAGAGAATATATTTAGGCAACTAAGACTTAATCAATGGGTAAAACAATCAGTAAGGTGGATGCCAATGGAACACTGGGATAAGTGCGAAACAAATATTGACTTTGATTCACTTGTAGGAAGAGAATGCTATGGTGGACTTGATTTATCAAGCACAACTGATATAACAGCATTTGTATTAATCTTCCCACCAAGAAATGAAAGTGAGAAGTATATCATATTTCCGCATTTTTGGATACCTGAAGAGACAGTTACCTTAAGAACAATGAAAGACCATGTGCCATATGATGTATGGGTAAAGCAAGGACTTATAAATGTTACTGAAGGAAATGTAGTTCATTATGCTTATATAGAAAAATACATAGAAGAGTTAGGCAAGAAATATAACATAAAAGAAATCGCATTTGACCGTTGGGGAGCAACTCAAATGGTACAAAATCTTGATGGTATGGGTTTTACTGTTATTCCATTTGGACAGGGATTTAAAGATATGACACCACCTTGTAAAGAGTTGTATAAGTTAGTGCTTGAAACAAAGATAGCTCACAATGGTCATAAAGTTCTAAGGTGGATGATGGATAACATTGCAGCAAAAACTGATGCGGCAGGAAATGTAAAGTTTGATAAAGAGAAGTCATCAGAAAAGATAGATGGAGCAGTAGCTTTAGTAATGGCACTTGATAGATGCACAAGAAATATGAATAAAGGTGGCTCTGTTTACGATACAAGAGGAATTCTTTATATCTAATTTAGGACACAATAAGGACACTAAAAGGTCGCTAAAATGTAAGAATAAATAACTTGATATATTTTCACACTTACGGTTATATGTAACCAGAAAAGAAAAAAAGGAAGGTAACAAGTTATGAGTAAAGAAAAGAATGTGTCAATAACAAATCCGAGCCCACTATACTTTTTTGAAATAATTGAAGCAACTAAAAAAGGTGCGAAGGACATTGATGGAAAGAGTGATTTAAAATTCACTTGGATTTATGAAGGACAGGATATGTTCTCAAACCCTGATAGTGCAGTAAACAAATTATACGATGGTGTGTATGTTGCAAAAGAGTTATGGGACTTATTAAATGCAGGATACACAGTAAAATGCACTACTAAAGATGGTGTTGTAAAAGAGTTTAACACTTCAGGCGAGTTTTTAGCATTTTGTTTTTCAAACAATATGAAGGTGGTGTAATATGCAAACATTAAATGAGTATATTAAAGAGTATAGAGGACTTAAAAAGATAGACATAAAAAACTTATTAAATGGTGTAAAAGATGCGAGAGGCATAAGTGAAAACATAAACTTTGACTTTGATCACATAGGATTTGATAGAGACATTGGAAGGACATCATTTGAAACTACGAGTGAGAATAAAGATTTTCATTTTGAACTAAGTAAATTTTTAATAAGGTTATTAAGGCATATAGATGTTGATGACAAGGATGCACTTACACTTGGTTATAGATTATTTGTTAGAAGCAGTAAAGATAATTATAAACTTGAAGACTTATTAACAATAATAAATGAGAAGGTGGCATAATGAAGATTCAAGATTTTAGTGTTGAAACCGACAAGTTTGTGGAAGGTAAAGAAACTTATACTAAAAAGTTTAGAGATAAAACGGAGTTAATAGTTATTTTATCAACCTGCAAATCAGATAGAAGTAATAAGAAATCACTAATGAATTTATGGGTCGATAGCGGATACTTAAATGAGTTTATTGATGAGTGGATAGGCATAAGCACTTATTACACTGACAAAGATGGCAATTGCTCAGGTTCATTTAACCCACAACTAATATTTGATAAGAAACCAATTATTGATTTCAAATGGTTACTTGCCGACACAAAAGAGAATAGACAAAAGATACTAAAAGAAGTAATAAGAATGTATCAAGAGAACATAAGATTAAAGACGGCAAGTAATAAATAATAGCGATAAGATATTTAGATAGATTCCTTTCTTTTTAAGGGGAGATAGTGGAAACACTACTCCTCTTTTTCGTGGAGATTTTATGAGTATATTAAAGAATTTTTTAAGCATTTTTAAGTCAAGAGACAAACCACAAAATAGAACCCCAGGTTCAGCATTTAGTTTTGTGTTTGGTGGCACAGTAGCCGGAAAGAATGTATCAGAAAGAAGTGCAATGCAGATAACGGCTGTTTATGCTTGTGTGCGAATACTTGCTGAATCAGTCGCATCACTTCCACTACATTTATATAAATATAATGCCACAGGTGGAAAAGTGAAAGCAATGGAGCATAATCTTTATCATTTACTTCATAGTGAGCCAAACCCTGAGATGAGTTCATTCGTGTTTAGAGAAACACTTATGACTCATATTTTATTATGGGGCAATGCTTATGCTCAAATCATTAGAAATGGTATGGGAGAGGTGGTAGCACTATATCCTTTAATGCCAAACAAGATGACTGTTGATAGAAATGATAAAGGAAAAATTATTTATAAGTATAGGCACGATAAAACTGAGGCAAACACAATAAAGAAAGAAGATATAGAACTTAAGGCATCGGATGTGTTGCATATCCCAGGCCTTGGATTTGATGGTCTTGTCGGTTATTCACCAATAGCAATGGCGAAGAATGCGATAGGTTTATCAATAGCAACTGAAGAGTATGGTTCTAAGTTCTTTGTAAATGGTGCGATGCCATCTGGAATATTAGAGCATCCCGGAACAGTTAAAGACCCTGACAAAGTTAGGGAGAGTTGGAGTAACACCTTTGGTGGATCAGGAAACTCAGGAAAGATTGCTGTCCTTGAAGAAGGTATGCAATTTAAAACGATAGGCATTCCACCAGAGCAGGCGCAGTTTCTTGATACTCGCAAATTTCAATTGTTAGAGATAGCGAGAATATTTAGAATACCGCCTCACCTACTTGGAGATTTAGATAAGTCATCATTTAACAATATGGAGCAACAATCTTTAGAGTTTGTTAAGTTCACATTAGAACCTTGGCTTGTTA